GGCCGCGGCACACACCCGCGAAATGGAAATTTCGTGTTTTACAAAAGATTCTCGGGCCAGAACGTAATCGAGAAGTAATCACTTGGAGGAAATGATGGGAACGACGCCGAATCTCGGACTGTATCTCAGCACTCCGGCAAATACTCCGGACGCGCTCACTCGATGGCCGGCGCGCCTCGATGAAAACTTCCAGAAGATCGATATCGCGATCGGCGCCGCGGACGTGTCGCTCGTTCTTCCGAAGCCGTATGACATTATGGTCACGGCGCCAGGCCTCGGCACAAACACGCAAGTCCTCGCGCGTTTTAAACTCGCGCGCGCGGTTACGTTTCCGGCCGGCGCGGCGCTTTCCTTAGCCGTCGCATCGGCGGCCGCGACCGGCTCGACGACGTTTACGCTCAAGAAAAACGGGACGGCGTTCGCGACCGTGAATTATGCGGCGAGCGCGGCCGTCGGGACCTGGACGCAGGCAGCCGACGCGGTTTTCGCGGCCGGCGATCTCCTCGAGATCGACGGGCCGGCCGTCGCGGACGCGACGCTCGCGGACGTGGGGATCACTCTCGCGGGGACAAGGTAAGACAAAATGCTTTCCGACGAGCTCGTCATCAACGTCGCGCGCGCATTCGCGACGGCCGAAGGATTCTTCGATCCGAATCATCCCAACGACGTACCGAAGCGCGCGCACAATCCAGGCGACTTGACGGACGAAGGCGACATCGGCCTCGGCAGGATCCAAACGTCCGGACCTGACGGCGCCGGCATCACGATCTATGCGACCGATGACGATGGATGGGCCGCGCTCTATCGGAAAGTGAGGCGCATGCTTTCCGGCCTCTCGCATCCGTACCATCTCGATATGACGATCGCGCAGGTCGCGATCAAATACTCCGGCGATCCGAATTGGGGGATCCAGGCCGCTCGAGAGCTCGGCGTCCCGACGTCGACGACTCTTCGAGATCTCGTTACGCTCGACGCCAAGCTCAACGCGCCGAGCGATGGAACGATCAATGGGGGGTAGGCGTCCTCTCCCGACGGCCGTCAAAAAACTCCGCGGTAATCCTGGGAAGAGAAAACTAGCGAAGGGTGAGCCGGCGCCTCCAGTCTCCGATCCGAAGAAGCCGAAATTTCTTGCGAAGGTCGCGGCGAAGGAATGGGACGCGATCCTCCCGATCTTGCGCCAGATGAAAGTCCTAACCGAAGCCGACGGGAAGGCGCTCGCGGCCTACTGCCACAACTATGCGCGATGGATCCAGGCCGAGGACGAGCTCGAGCGCCTGGGGATCATGGTCGAAGAGCCGATCCTAGGGAAAGCCGACGAGAAGGGAAACCGGGAGATCGTCGGATACAAGTACAAACGGAATCCTTGCAATGGGATTTCGAACGACGCGCAAAAACTTATGAAGTCCTTCCTCATCGAATTCGGTTTGACGCCGGCGTCGCGCGCTAAACTCCGAATCGAGAAGCCGTCCGAGCCGGATCCGTTCGAGTCCTATCTCGCCGGGAACGCCGTCGGCAATGCCGCAAAGCCGAATTAAGATCGATCCGCATCATCCCGCGGAGAAGTATTGTCGAGACGCCGCGGCCGGGAAGATCACCGTCTCGAGAAACGTCGCGCTCGCTTGCCGGCGACATCTCAAGGATCTCGAGACGGGACACTCGAGAGGACTCTATTTCGATCCCAAGTCCGCGCAGCATGCTCTCGACTTCTTTTCCTTCCTCAAACATTCGAAAGGCGAGTACGCCGGCCAGTCGTTCAAACTCGAGCCATGGCAGCAATTTATTATTTACTGCGTCTTTGGATGGAAGCGCGCCGGAGGCCTCCGCCGGTTTCGAAACGCCTATGTCTTCGTCGCCAGGAAAAACGGGAAGTCGACATTCGCCGCGGGGATCGGCCTCTATTTGTTTTTCGCGGACGGCGAGCCAGGCGCCGAGGTCTACGTCGCCGCGACGAAGAAGGACCAGGCGCGCATCGTTTTCAAAGAGGCCGAGCGCATGCGGAAGGCCTCGCCGGCGCTCGCGAAACGGATCCAGAATTTTCGGGACAATATGTCGATCCCGAATACGGCCTCGAAATTCGAGCCGCTCGGCGCCGACGAGGATACGCTCGACGGCCTCAACGTTCACGGCGCGATCATCGACGAGTACCACGCGCACAAGACGGACAAGGTTTACGAAGTGATTGATACGGCGACGGGGTCGCGCCGGCAGCCGCTCAAGTTTACGATCACGACGGCCGGCGACAATCTCGAAGGGCCATGCTTTAAGCAGCACGGCTACTGCGAAAACGTTCTCGAGGGCATCTTCGAGGACGACTCGCTTTTCTGTTTCCTGGCCGGCCTGGATCCCGACGATCAGAAAACATGGTTCGAAGAAAAATGCTGGATCAAGGCGAATCCGAATCTCCTCGTCTCCGTCAAGATCGACGATCTTCGCGACAAAGCACAGACCGCGAAGAACATGAATTCGAAGCTAAACGGCTTCCTCACCAAACACCTAAACGTTTGGGTCGCCGGCGGAGGGACGAAGCTCATCAAGCCGGAAGACTGGGCGACCTGCGTCGGCTATTCGCTCGAGGGGATCGATCCGAAGATCCTCCGCGATCGCACGCTCGAGCGCCTCCGCGGCCGTCGATGCGTCGCCGGCATGGATCTCTCGAGCAAGGTCGACTTGACGGCCTATGTAAAACTTTTCTTTCCGACGCCGGAGGATCCGCTTTGGATCGTCGTTCCGGAATTCTTTGTCCCGTCGGAGAACGTCGCCGAGCGCGTGAAAAAGGATCACGTCCAGTACGACATCTGGATCCGCGAGGGATTCATCACGGCGACCGAAGGGAACGTCGTCGACTACGACGTCATCAAGCGGAAGATCATCGCGGACAAGGATCTATTCGAGCTCGAGGAAGTCGCCTTCGATCCCTGGAACGCGACGCAGATCGCCAACCAACTGACCGAGGCCGGCGTCACCATGGTCGAGTTTCGACAGGGGTACGCCTCGATGTCCGATCCCACAAAAAATCTGGAAGTCCTGGTCAAGAAGAAGAAGATCGCGCATCTCGCGGATCCCGTTTTACGATGGAACATAAACAACCTGATAACCAAAGAGGACGAGGCCGGAAACATTAAACCTAACAAACGCAAAAAGATTGAGAAGATCGACGGTGCGGTCGCTCTTATCATGGCACTCGGCCGCGCTCAATTCGCTCCTTCCCAGGCGGGTCACTCGATCTACGACGAAATGGGAATTCGCACTACATGACGGACAATCCAATCGAGACGAAGCCGGCGCGCTTCGCGAAGGAAGACGCCGTCGCTCTTCTCGGCCTCTCGCTCTTGATCGCCGGGATCGCCTGGATCTACCGGCCGGCCGCGCTCATCGTCCTCGGCGCGTTACTTCTTGTCTACGCCTTCGTCCTGGCCGCGAAACATAAAGCAGAATCACAGTCAGGACGGGAGGGATAGCCGTGTCCTTAGTCCGCGACTTCAGCTCGGCGTTTCGCATCCTCGGCCTCGGCGGGGCCATCAATCCAATTTCGCCGCATGACGATTTCTGGTACTCGCGGCCTGGCTACGCCTCAGACTCCGGGATGCGCGTCTCTCCGGAGTCGGCGATGCAGCTCTCGGCCGTCTTTTCCTGCGTTCGCGTTTGCGCCGAGACGCTCGGCTCGATGCCGCTCATCATTTACAAGCGGCTTCCCGACGGAGGCAAAGAGCGCGCGACCGATCATCCTCTCTACAAAGTCCTCCATAACAAACCGAATATCTATCAGACGGCGATGGAATGGGTCGAGATGATGCAGGGTCATGTCGAGCTCCGCGGCAATGGTTTCTCGCTCATCATTCCAGGACGGAAGGGAGCGATCGACGAGCTCATCCCTTTGCATCCGGATCGCGTCAACGTCTACCGGCTACCAAACGGCCGGCTCCGCTACCAGGTCCGCGCATGGTACGACGGGACGGTCCAAAACTATGCGATGGAAGAGATCTTCCACGTCCGCGGACTTTCGTCCGACGGCATGATCGGGATGAGTCCGATCGCCGTCCAGCGCGAAGTAATCGGGACGGCGCTCGCACAGCAAGAATACGCGGCGCGCTTTTTTTCGAACGACTCGCAGCCTCGAGGCGTCCTCGAGCATCCCGGCAAGCTCGGCGACGTCGCGTACAAACGAATCAAGGACTCTTGGCAGGAGTCTCAGACCGGCGTCAATCGCCACAAGGCCGCACTTCTCGAGGAAGGCCTCAAGTACCAGGCGATCGGCATGAATAACAAAGACTCGCAATTCCTCGAGGCCAGGCAGTTCTCGCGCTCCGATATCGCCGGCTTCTTCCGGGTCCCTCTTCACAAGATCGGCGATCTCTCGAAGTCGGCGTTTTCGAACATCGAACAACAAGCGATCGAATTCGTTACGGACAATCAACGGCCGCGCGCCGTTAGATGGGAACAAAGGATCTCCGTCGATCTCCTGGATCCGCTCGAGCTCGGCGACGGTAACGAATACTTCGCGGAGTTTTTGATGGACGGCCTTCTCCGCGGGGACATCAAGAGCCGCTATGACGCCTACTCCGTCGGCCGCACTGGAGGATGGCTCTCGCGGAACGACGTCCGGCGCTTCGAAAACTTAAACCCCATAAAGAACGGCGACGACTACTTGACGCCTTTAAATATGGGGACTACCGGCGGACCAGGTCCGGATCCCAACGACCAGACGGCCAATCAGACGGACGCGACGGCCGTCGAAGCGCGGCTTCGCCAGTTTGCAATCGGCGCGGGCGAGCGTCTGGTCCGGAAGGAAATTGCGGCGCTTAAACGGGCCGCGGCGAAAGCGAAGGATCCGGAGGACTTCGAACGAGAGGCCATCTTGTTCTATGCCTCACATATCGATCTCATCTCCGAGACGATGCGGATCTCGCGCGCCGAAGCTAACAGCTATTGCCAGGACAATCTATCGAGAGTGTCCGGCGCCGGCGCGAGCGGCGCGAGCGTCGAGGCCGAGCTCGAGGCGATCGCGCTAGATGGTCCTGGGGAGCTCGTCGAGAAGGCGCTCGTCAAGGTCACAAGAGCGAAAGCACTCGCGGAAGTAGCGACAGGGGTAAAGCGATGAAATATAAACTCGTTTACGCGCACGTCATCGGCCAGCCGTGGGCCATCCTCCCGGAGAAGCTCGCGACGATTTGCGACGTCATTCGAAAAAAGGGCTCCGAAGGTTGGGAGGATTTCAACGACGACGAGATCCGCGCGCACGTCGGCGCCGGACCGAAGCCGCGGCCGTCGACGCCTGGTACGGTCGCAGTCCTACCGATCTACGGCATCATCTCGAGGCGCATGAATATGATGTCGCAGATGTCCGGAGGGACATCGATCGAGAAGCTCCAAGCCTCTTTCCGTCAAGCGATGACGGACTCCTCCGTCAAGGCGATCGTCTTCGACGTTGACTCGCCGGGAGGATCCGTCGACGGCGTTCCAGAATTCGCCGATGAGATCCTGGCCGCGCGCGACCAGAAGAAAATCGTCGCGCAGGTCGACGGCATGGCGGCCTCGGCGGCCTACTGGCTCGCATGCTCGGCTTCGGAGATCATCGTCACGCCGAGCGGCTCCGTCGGCTCGATCGGCGTCTTCGCCGAGCATGAGGACGTTTCGAAGGCGCTCGAGACGGAAGGCGTCAAGGTTTCGCTCATTTCCGCCGGCAAGTACAAAGTCGACGGCAATCCCTACGAGCCGCTCTCGGACTCGGCGCGCGCCGCTCTCCAGGATACCGTCGACTCTTTTTACACGA